AGCGGCGCTGGGCTGATGTGGCCAACTCTGTGCTTAAGTCCACAGGCGACGAAGGCCGGGCGGTGCGGGAAGCTAACGGCGTCATAATGAAGCAGGATATTGCCAAATACACTGGCAAAGCGTCTGAAGCCAGCAACAAACGCCCCAAGCGGCGTGTAATCAACAGGTACGCATAAGTGGCGGATGAGCCTCAAGGCAAGACGAATACGGACGCAGAGGAAGCGCTTCTAACGGAGTGTCGCGAAGACTTCTCTTACTGCAAATCCTATTGGTCCAGCAATTACGAAGAGGCCAAGAAAGATATTGACGCGATTCTATGCATTCCGCCGGCCAAGTTCAAAGACGATCGCGCCGGCCGCCCCTGTCTCTGGCCCGATGAGCTTTCGCAGTACGTGAACGCCACAAACAACAATCTTCGGCAGACCAAGCGCTCTATCAAAATCTCGCCGCGAGGCGAACAGGCCCAAGACAAAGACGCCGAAGACCGCCAGGCATACATCCAAGGAATCGAGTACGCTTCCAAGGCCCAATCCGTCTATGCAACGGCCTTTGAGAGCTGCATTGAGTGCGGATTTGGCTACTGGCGCGTGAACCTGATCGAAACCGGCAAGGATGGCGAGCAGGAGCCGAGGATTCGGCGCATTCCTAACTGGGCAACAGTTTGGCCAGATCCGAATGCCAAAGAGTCGGACTTATCGGATTCAGACCTTTATTTCGTGACAGATACGATGCGCCTGAGCACATTCAAGCGCAAATACCCTAAAGCTAAGCAGCAAAGCTTTACCGGCGCTGACCAGGAGAGAGCCCCAGGCTGGCTCTTTGGGGACAACATCACTGTAGCGGAATGGTGGAAGCGCCTGCCAGTCAAGGACGAAGAGAACAAGTTCAAGGTAACGCAGCGGATCGTGAACGGCATTGAAATCCTCGAAACACACGAGTGGATCGGGAACTGGATTCCGATCATCGGCTGTTTTGGCCTTGAGAAGTATCAATCAAACGGCGACTCCAGCAAGCGTATTTTCCTCTCGCTAATCCGCCGGGCGCGTGATGCGCAGCAAATGCTCGCGTACATCGCCTCCCAGGAAGCGGAAGAGTTCGGTATGGCGCCGCGGGCTCCGTATCTGGTGATAAAGGGCCAAGTTGACCCGTTGATCTGGGGTTCGGCGCACAAGACCCCATTGGCCTACCTCGAGCACATGATTCCCGAGGGCTGGGAGCCGCAATGGGGACCACCGCCGTCGCCTACCCGGCAGCCGTTCGTTCCAAACGCGGTAGCGTATCAGGCGGCATTCGAGCAATGGAGGCGCTCGATCCAGGCAGCGGTAGGTATCAGCCCGCTTCCGACGGCGGCGCAGCGGCAGAACGAGAAATCCGGCATCGCGCTCCAGAAGATTCAATCCCAAGAGCAGCTTGGGAGCTTCCATTTCACAGACAATTTCGTTCGCGCGCTGTGCAATACGGGAATCCAATTAAACGAGTTAATCTCCAAGCTGGCAGATCTCGATTCGCTCCCGCAGACCGTAGTGGGCAAGAATCCCAAGGGCGAAGATGTCAAGATGCGCGTCGCTCCCAAAGGAGCGGAGTCTGAAGACCTGTTCTTTGCTCACCGCGGCGAGTTTGAGGTTGGAATATCGGACGGGCCAAGTGATATGTCGCAGCGCGAAGAGGTTTCAGGGTTCGTTGACACCTTGCTGCAAAGCCTGCCCACTCTAGGATTGCCGCCAGCACTTATACAGCAGATCGTGGCCATTGCCATCAGGCTCAAGAATATCGGAACGTATGGCGACGAGATTGCTGACATGCTCGCTCCGCCGCAGGATCAGGAGATTCCACCCCAGGCCCGCGCGATGGTTGCCAAGTTGCAGGGCGAACTCCAACAGGCGATGGCGGAGGTCCAGAAGCTTTCGCAGGAGAAAATGGGCAAGATCACCGAAGGCCAATTCAAGATGGCTCAGGCGAATATCGACAACGAGACAAAGATCGCTGTCGCTGAGATCACAACCAAGGCTCAAAGTCTCAATGAGCGTATGTCGGCGCTGGAAACTCTCGTACAGCAATTCCACGAGCAAGCGCACGATGTCGCGATGCAGGGCCAACAGCAACAAAACGCCCAGCAAATGCAGCAACAACAGGGCCAGCAACAAAGCGCCCAGAGCGCACAGGATGCAGCGCAGCAACAGCCTGCTCAATCCCAAGTTCCTGCCCCACAAGGGCAGTAGGAGAGTAAGATGCCACCAGACGTAGAAAATGCCGTGGAAACGTCGGCCACGGAAACTCCGAAGTTCACGCAGTTCGATAATTGGGACCATGACGGGAATCCGGTTCAAACCCAGAAACCCGCGCCGAAAACCGAGGAAACGGCAGCCTCCGCAACGCCAGCGAAAGGCGAGTCCGAGGTCCAAAAGGCCGAAAATGCAGCGGAATCGGAGACCGCACCCAAGCAGGTACGCAAGCCGGGAGAAAAACTCAGTGCCGGCGAGGAACTCGCCAAATTGCGGCGGGAGTTGCGCGAATCTAAAGCCGAAGCAGAATCGTTGCGCGTGCGGACGCGTGAACCGGAGCCGAAACCGGGCGAATCCAAGGCTGAAGTGGAAGCGCAACCACCGAAGGACTATGCCGAATGGCGCAAGCAGTTCAATCCGCGGAAGTTCGCGGAAGAATGGTTTGCCAAGAATGCGACTGCCTCGCAGGAAGAAGTAAACGCGGCAGTTACAGACCACATGCTCGACATTCGGGACGGTTATCGCAATGCGGAGAGAATGCGCGAAGAGGGGATGCGCCGACTTTGATGAAGTGGCAGAACCGACAGCGGCTAAAGTGATGGAACTAATACGCGATCCACAGGTTGACTCGACGCTCAAGAGGGCGCTCATCGATCCCGATGGGGCACATATCCTCTACGCACTCGGGAAAGACCCTGAAATCGTGAAGAAGTTCGTATCGCTCGCCAAGCAAGATCCAGCCGAGGCGATTTTCCTTTGGAAGTCGCTCAAGGCGCAGGTCAAACTGGAATTGGCTAAACCAGTCGATAAAACCACTCCCGACACCAAAGAGCCTGCTTCTCCTAAACCGCGCGCACCGAAACCACCCACAGAAGTCGGAGGCCGCGGGGCGGCCACTGAAGACGTGATGACTTCGGCTGCGAAGGTGGGCGACTTCCGCGCTTTTGAAGCGGAACAAACCCGCCGCAAGCTGGCCTCTGTTCGCTAGGGGCTGAGGAGCAATCATGCCCAATAACTTCGCAGTAACGAATTGGGTATCGATGAAAGTCCTGTGGTTTTTGAAGAATTCCCTCGAAATCGCTTCGACGTTTAACAGCGGTTGGGAGTCGGAATTCGGCAAGAGCTTTCCGGTCGGTTCATCGGTACAGATCAAAATGCCGCAGTCGTGGCTTGTCACGACTGGCCTTGCCTACCAGGAACAGGGCATCAATCGGCTCGTCACCACCGTAAACCTTGACCAGATTCGCGGCGTCCACTTTGGTTGGGACACCTATGAGAAGCTGATCAAGATGGAGCGCACCGAGGAAGAGCTTGAGGAATCGTATCTCAAGCCGGCCGGTGAGCAGCTTGCGCAGCAGGTCGATTCTGACGCTGCTCAGTGGGCCGCAAACTGGACCAACAACGTCGTAGGAACGCTGGGCACGAACTCGACTACCATCGATTTCGCGCTGGCTGCCGAAGAGGTATTGTTTGCTCTGGCATGCCCGCCGGAAGGCTTACGGCACCTTTGCCTCAGCCCTGGGCTCAATCGCGCCTACGTCGCTGCCAACGTGACGCAGTTCAACCCGGCGCCTGAGATCAGCCGCATGTTCCGCAAGGGTGTTATCGGTACTGCGGGCGGCTGGGAGTGGTATCGATCGAATTCGCTGGTTTCCCATACCTGCGGGACTTTCCCGACTCACGGCCTGGCCGTGGTGGGCGCAGGGCAATCGGGCGCGAGCCTGCTCGTCAAGGGGACTCTCAACGACACGATCAACCCCGGCGACAAGTTCACGATCGCTTTGGTCAATGCCGTCAACCCGCGCACCCGCGTCGTATCCTCCCTGGGCCTCAAGAACTTTGTTTACACGGGCGGAGCGCCTTTCGTGTTTACGGGCAACAACGACACCATCACCATTTCGCCGGCCATCTTTGGCCCTGGTTCCCAATACCAGAACGTCGATGCGCTGCCGACTAACACGGCGGCTATCACGGCGTTCCCTGGAACCACAACCCCCTCGGGCCTCAGTGGCACCATTTCCCTCGGTTTGTCGAAGTATGCCTTCGCCAAAGCGTTCGGCAAGATGGAGAACCCGGAGGCTGTGGAGCGTGCGGAGCGTGCAGAAGACCCGGAAACGGGTGCGAGCATTGCCTTTGTTCGCGCGTGGGATCAGTACAACCGCAAGATGACCAACCGCTTTGACATCTGCTACGGGTTCGGGAATCTTTACCCCGACAACGGCGCAGTTGCCGTGGCAGGAGCGTGAACCGTGACCAATCGAATCTTTAAACTGCTGTTTCCGCTCATCTTTGGCGTCGCGCTTGCCGCGAACGCCCAGACCATGCTTCTCAACACAACCCTGTCCGCTGCGATCGGCAATACGTCCTCAAGCGCCCTGACTACCGGGAACTTGGGCGTCGTAATCGTCGCTTCGGCAACGGGCATCTCGGCACCGGCCGCAAACACTAGCAACACAATGGGTCTGGCTACTTCCGCCGCGCAGACTTACCTCTACGTGGACAAGGA